TTGCCGCCGACGCCCTGGAAGCGAAGAACAGCCCATCAAAGCTCAATTCTTTCTTGAGATATCGCCTGGACGTGGCCACCAGTTCGGACGTGCGGTGGATTCTGCCCGACAAGTGGGCGGCCTGCGGCGGCCCGTTGCGTCCGCTTGACGGTCGCCAGGCGTATGTCGGGCTGGACTTGTCGAGCACCACGGACCTGACATGTGCCATCTACCTGTTCCCAGACGCTGACGGCACGTTCGACGTGCTGCCGTTCTTCTGGGCGGCGTCGGAGAACGCCCAGGAGCGGGCCAAGCGGGACAAGGTTCCTTACCTCGACTGGGCCCGGGAGCGGAACGAATACGGGCCGCTGCTGCGTCTCACGGACGGCAATGCCACGGACTACGACACGGTGCGACGTGACATCAACGAAATCAGCAAGCGTTTCGTAATTCGGCAGATGGGAATTGACCCGTGGAACGCCCAGCACATCAGCCAGCAACTGCAAGGAGATGGGTTTGAGATCGTAGCGTTTAGGCAGGGGTTCGGCTCAATGTCGAGCCCGGCCAAGTACCTCGAAACGCTGGTGCTATCGGGACGACTGCGGCACGCCAATCACCCCCTGCTGTCGTGGATGGCGAGCAACGTAGCCATCGAGATGAACCACGCCGGCGACATCAAGCTGAGCAAGAGCAAAAGCACGGAACGCATCGACGGCATGGTGGGGCTGGTTGAGGCAGTCGGCCTGTGGCAGACCGCCACCGCCCCGAAGCCGGAACAATCCTGGGACATCGTCGCTATATGATCGCTGCCGCCGAGACGCCGGAAGACAAGGGATACCGCATCATTGACTTGCGGGGCAGCTACGGCGACGGGTGGACGGAGTCCCCGGCCCGCGGCCCTGCTGGCGTGCGAATCACGCCCGACACGGCCTTGCAGTGCTCGACGGTGCTGGCCTGCGTGCGATTGATTGCAGAGAACGTCGCTACTGTCCCGCTCCACCTGTACCGGCGTCTGCCCGAGGGCGGCAAGGAGCGGGCCCGGGATCTGCCGCTGTACCGCCTGCTGCAGCAACAGCCCAACGGCTGGCAAACGTCGTTTGAGTTTCGCGAGATGCTCACGGCTCACTGCCTGCTGTACGGCAACGCCTACGCCGAGATCCGAAGCGGCAAGGCGGGGGCTGTGACCGAGCTCTGGCCGCTGCACCCTTCCCGCATGAAGGTGGAGCAGCTGGAGGACGGCACGCTGCGGTACTGCTACCGCGAGCAGCGTGGCACCGAGACGATCTACCGGCAGGATCAGATGTTCCACCTGCGGTGGCTGTCCAACGACGGCATCATGGGCATGCTGCCGATCACGCTCTCGCGTGACGCCATTGCCCTTGCCCAAGCCCTGGAGACGCACGGCGGTGCGTACTTCGGCAACGCCTGCCGGCTGTCTGGGCTCATGGAGTCCGACAACCCGATCACGGTGGAGACGGCCGAGCGGCTCCGCGAGCAGTTTGAGCGGATGCACCGCGGGGCCGACCGGGCGCATCGGACGGCTGTACTGCCGCAGGGCGTGCACTGGAAAGACGTGCAGAGCACGAACGAGGCGAGCCAGTTCCTTGAGACTCGGCAGTACCAAGTGATTGAGATTTGCCGTGCGTACCGGGTGGACCCGTCCTACGTGCAGGACAAGACGAAGGTGGGCTACGCCAGCCAGGAGCAGGCCGCCATCGACTTGGTGCAACAGACGCTGCTGCCGTGGTTTCGCCGCTGGGAGTCGGCCATCACCCGCGACCTGGTGGTGCGGGACGACGTGTACTTCGCCGAGTTCGACACCCGTGGGCTGCTGCGGGGCGACCTGGCGGCCCAGGCCAACTGGCTACAGACGATGCTGAATACCGGCATCTACAGCATCAACGAATGCCGGGAAGTGCTCAACATGAACCCGATCGGCCCCGACGGCGATCAGCGGTACATGCAGATGAACCTCACCACGATGCAAGGCATCGCGGCGACGGCGGCCGTGGGCAATGGCGGAGAGCCCGCCCCGGCCGACAACATTCCGCAGTCCTACACCGACGCCCTGCTTGCCGGCAAAGGCCCGGAGAACGACACGCCGGTGAAGCCAGCAGGGCCCGCACCTCGAGCACGCCGCAACAGGAAGAAGTGACGCCATGGAACTGGAACGCCGCGACGTACCGCTGCCGCTGAAGATTGAAACCCGGGCCGATGGCAAGCCGCTCATCCGTGGCATGGCTGCCAGATACAACGTCCGCTCGGTGGATCTTGGTGGGTTCACCGAGGAGATCCGTCCCGGGGCGTTTGATGCCGTGATGAAGCGGGATGGCCGGTCGGTTGTCGGGCTGTTCAATCACGAGCAGAACATCATCCTGGGCACCGAGCGTGCCGGCACGTTGCGGCTGGCCAGCGCGGACGACGGCCTGGGGTATGAGATCGATCCACCCGAGACGCGGCGTGACGTGGTCGAGCTCATCCAGCGTGGCGACGTGTGGGGCAGTTCGTTTGCGTTCACCACGAACGATGACGAGTGGACGACCGACGACCAGGGTGGACACCTCCGCTACATTCGCTCCATCGACGGGCTTTTCGACGTTGGCCCCGTGCTGACGCCGGCGTACCGGGACACGAGCGTGGCGGTTCGGTCGCTGGAAAAGCACCTCAAGACGCACCGACCGGCGCTGACGCTGCCGGCCCTTCGACGGGATGCGGCCACGGAAAAAGCCCTGCGTAGGTTTCTGAGGCAGCATGGCTACAAGGTCGGGTGATGCGTGCCCGTCGTGCCGTCGCGGGCGGTTTGGCGTGGTGCGTTCCTGTGCGGCCGGCCAGTACCAGATTCGGTACTTGAAATGCCCCAAGTGCGGCGCTCGTGAACGCAGCGTCGTGCCCAGCGATCACATTCGCCGCCGCAGTCTCGTTTCCTAATTAGGAAACAACTCGCTCCTGCCTTCTGCAAGGAGTGGCACCCGTGGCTCTACGGTGCGGATAGGTCACCACCTACCGCACAAGGAGCCGCACGCATGGCCGCCCGCGTCAAGGAACTGCTGGACGAACTCGCTTCCGTTCTCGCCGAAATGGGTGCTCTTGAGGACGAGGGGGCGGGCGAAGAGGCGGCAGAGGGCGAGGCGGTCGAGGCGGCGTCGGCTGATCGCTCCGTGGTCGAGGCGGTCGAGGCCCGCCAGGCCCAGTACGACGCGCTCGTGGCCAAGGCCGAGCGGATCAAGGCGGCCATCGCCAAGGAAGAGGCCCGCGAGGCCAAGAAGCAGGAACTGCTCAAGGTTCTGAACCGGGCCGCGCCGGCCCCCGTGGAGACCACCGAGATGAAGACTCGCATTGAGCCGGTTTCGTACCGCGGATACAAGCCCGGCATCTTCGAGACCCCGGAGCAGGCCTACCGCTCGGGCATGTGGCTCAAGGCTCACTTCGGTGACACCCACGCCCGGCAGTGGTGCCGCGACCACCTCGGCACCGAGTACCGCGACATGGGCGGCCAGGTGAACAGCCTCGGCGGTGCCCTGGTGTTTGAGGACTTCTCCAACACCATCATCCGGCTCGTCGAGACTTTCGGCGTGGCGATGAACCTCGCCCAGCGGGTCACGATGTCTTCAGACACCCTCCTGGTGCCGAAGCGTCTCACTGGCGTGACCGCCTACTGGATCGGCGAAAACACGACCATCACCACGTCGGACCCGACGGCAACGATGGTGCAGCTGGTCGCCAAGAAGTTGGCGATGGCCACCCGCGTCAGCAACGAGCTCCTGGCCGACAATGCCATCTCGGTCGCCCAGTGGCTGGCCCAGGAGTACGCCCTGAAGTACGCCGAGACCGTGGACGATGCGTTCTTCAACGGTGACGGCACGCTTGGCTCCTACGGCGGCATTCGCGGCCTAGAGCAGATCAACGACGGCACGCACACCGCGTCGGTGGCGACGGCGGCCAGCGGCAACACCTCGCTGGCGACGCTCGACATCGACGATTACCTTGCCGCGTTGGCCAAGCTGCCCCGCTACGCCTTTGGTACGGCGGCCTGGTACATGCACCCCAGCGTGTACCACCAGAGCGTGCAGCGGATGATGCTGAGCTCGGGCACTGTGGGCAGCGGCACCGTCGGTGCTCTGGCCGGTGGCAACACCGCCCAGAACCTGGCGTCCAGCACGCCGACCACGTTCCTCGGCTTGCCGGTGGTCTGGGTGCTGAAGATGCGGTCGGCCCCGACCACGACCCAGGTCTACGCCTACGTGGGCGACCTGTCGATGTCCAGCATCATGGCGGTCAAGAGTGACCTGGTGGTGGCGTCCAGCACGGATCGGTACTTCGAGGTCGACCAGACCGCCTTCCGTGCGGTTGGCCGTCTCGACATCAACCACCACAGCCTCGGTGACAACACCACCGCTGGCCCGGTCGTCGCCCTGAAGCTCGCCTGAACCTGAACCATCCCTGGAGACCCTTGACCCATGAACCACGCTTCTGGCAACAAGACGGTAGCCAAGCACTCGGCGAGCGTCGCCGCCACCGCGACGTTCACCCACGAGATCGACACGGCGGGCTTCAAGTACGCCAGCATCGACGTGATCTTCTCGCCCTACACGGCGAGCAGCGTGTCGATTGCCAACGTGCTGCGGGTCAGCGAGTCCGACACGTCGGGTGCGACCGGCTCAAATGTCTCGGGCCTGGTGGGCGGCACGGACTTCACGATTGCCAGCACCGGGGCCAGCACCGGGGCGGACGTGGGTGCGGTTGCCCGGTTCAACGTCGACCTGCGTGGCCGCCGGCGGTATCTGACCGTCCGCGTGACGCCGTCCACCACGGTGGCGGTGATCTCGGCGGTGCGGCTGTCGAAGGCCGAGGCGGCAGCGACCGACGCCACCACGGCGAACGTGAACAACTACGCCAGCGCCTGACGCTTGACGGAGATGCGAGAACGCCCAAAGCGGGCGGCTGGGTACGCCCGGCCGCCCGTTGGCGTTTATAGGAGCAACCTGTGAAAATCCGCATCGGCAACGTCGAGCACGATATCACCATCGAGGCCGCTTTCAGCGTCCCAAGATTGGGTTTTCAAGACGCGTTCTTCTGCGTGATGCAGAGCCTTATCCCGTTGAACATCCGGCCCACCAAGTTTGTCGGGGCGTTCTGGGAGCAGTGCCTTGACCGTGTTCTGGTTGATATGGTCGGCCGTACGGATTGGATTTTAGTTTGTGATTACGACAGCATTTTTGAGGCCGACACCATCCAGCGGCTGCTGACGGCGGCCCTGGCCAGCGGGTACGACGCT